CCTGCGTGCCATTCCACTTCAAAATATTCCGTACCGAGCTTTTCAGCATTATATTCCGCAATCTTCCCAGAAAGCTGTGTCAGTCCGGTCATGACAGCCCGTCTTGCTGCGACCTCGATTCGATTTGCATACCCCGATGAATATTCTATCTGCCGAAGTCCGCTATTCGTGAGCTGAGTGACTACCCGCCGGAGAACTGTATTATAATCAAACGCTCCTGTGACAGTGTCCATGCAGGCATTATCGAGATACCCACTGCCTTCAATGTTTCATGACCGTCTATGATGCGGTACACGAATTTTATAGTTGTATAGTTAATGCGGGTAGTCAGCCAACTGGGAGCCATCATGTCCGCATCTTTTGTTACTGTATATGATTTCATAACATCCACCTAAAAATGGGTATAATAATACCACTCACTCTGTTAAGAATGGGTGGTATTAATTATCTTTTTCCTCTTTATTCTCTTTTTCTTTTTCGGGTTTTTCATTTATACTATACGGACACATCCCACTATCATCTAAAATGAAGCCCCCATCTTCTGTTTTTGGCATTTTATTTCCCCCTTTCGATAACGCCATATTTGTAACCATAATTTTTTGAATTCTTCTTGAGCCAATCACTATTCAAATCATTCCATTTCTTGTTTAGTGCGTTGATTTTATCTTGATACTCTAGCGGACTTATTTTCCCCTGTTTGCGTTCTTTCTCATACTTACGGAAGTCCTTATCTGTTATTTTTTTATTGTCACTCATCGCTTTTTCGTAATCAATTGAAAAGTCATGGTTCACTTCTGCTCCATTCAACTTTTTTAATTGATATGTTTTTGATGTGCCTGTTGCTCTAATTACGTTAAGTCCTTGCTCTGTCATAATGGATACATCCGCAGGACTAAAAGTACTACTTGATGGATGGTTATGTGTCAATGTAGCACCTTTCATTTTACTTAACTGTTCTTTTGAAAACTTAACATAATTTGAAGCTCCGCTACTTTCGCGGAATAATACATTTCCTCGGCTGTCAAAAAGCACTGCCGTTTCTACATTGTCTTTATAGATTTTCCTGCTTTTATTGCTGAAGAATATGTCTTGCTTTCGAGTACTTTTTTCTCTTTGATTATATCACGCTGTGCAGATATATCAATATATTTTCTCGGTACGATATTTTAACAGATTTTCATATTTTCTTTTATATTCTTTTGAGTCTTTATCTGCATTCTTAATCATTTCGGAAGTGTACTTAGCATTTTGCTTTTTCGTATTTGTAGCAATTCTGCCTTTCATATCCAGATAAATTCTCTCACGTTCCTGCTTGAGTCCCATTTTCTTCGAAAACCTTGAGCCACATTATAATTACTATCAGAATCCCATATAGAACAACCGCCATTTCAACCGCTGTTCTCCATTCAAAATACAACTTCATTCTATTTTTCTCCGTAAAAATACCACCGGTCATTACGACTGGTGGTAACTAAAATTCAAATTTACTTTCAATCATATCCTTTATTCTTTTTTCATCTCCTCGATATTCTTTTATCCCTAAAATATCCAAAGAAGCCTTTGCAAACTCTGATATTTGAACTCCCATCATTACCGTCTCATTGTTTTCAGCATTCTTAACGGATTCTATAAACTTTGCATTATCAATACCAAGCCTAGTTCCAAAAATCATTGCATTCAAAAACTCAATAGGAGATGAAGATGTAATACCATCCATAATTGCCTTTACAGATCCATTATGTATTTCGTCTATCCGTTCCTTGATACTATTCATACTTCTTAACCTCCTCATTTCTTAAGCTTTCAAGTCGCTTCACCATATCGCTACGCTTTAACCTTTTTGCTAGCTCTATTTCAATTTGATAAGCATCAATCTCTCTTTGCTTGCATTTTTCATTATCTTCAAAAACTCTAAACCCTAGATATCCATCATCTCTATCATCAGAAAAATGTTTAAATTCATGAAGCCATGCACTATAACTCGCACCATCTTCAATATAAAACTGCCCTGGTAATCCAGGGCTAAGAGCAGGAGAATATCCCATCACATTTCTTCTCCTTATAAGCTCAACACCAGCTTCTCTCAACTCTTTTTTCATTTCTGCAATTTCTTTTGGGTTTGATACCTCCGCATCTCCCATTACTTCCCTCATCGGATCATCTTTTGTATTGAATCTTCTTGATTTTATTATACCAAAATTAGACGTATTTGCAATATGTTTATTAGCTTTACGATCTTCTCTGTAATGCATTAGTGTGTTCGGTGCTACTCTTCCCCGTCCATCAATATAAATTCTCTCCCGTTCTTCCTTTAGTCCCATCTTCCGAGAGAATACCGCATATTCATTAAGCTGTCCTTGGTACTTTGCTTTTTGGAGCATTACTTCCTGTGGATCAGCACCGCCTTTTTGCAATAGCTGCACCTTTTCACGCTGTGCCCGCATAGCAGTTTCCATTTGACGCTGTCTTTGCTTTGCTTCATACAGTGTATATTCTTTACCACGGAACTCGGTCGGCTCGCTTTCTTTCCGATTCTGTTCGTCTAGCCAGTCATCCGTATAAGTTCGTACCGATACACCGGGAACAAAAGGGAAATAAGGATGGTAGCAGTTTGCTCCACATAGTCCGGTTACTGTACCGAGTCCACAGACATCATACAGCTGCTGTTGACTCCATACTCTACCCTGCCATATCGTATGCGTTGGTCTTGCCCCTGCGTGCCATTCTACCTCGAAATACTCCGTCCCGAGCTTTTCAGCGTTATACTCCGCAATCTTCCCGGAAAGCTGTGTGAGTCCGGTCATAACCGCTCTTCTGGCAGCGACCTCTACTCGGCTGGAATAACCGGATGCATAATCAATCGTCCGAAGTCCGCTGTTTGTCAGCTGTGTCACTACTCGCCGGAGAACTGTATTATAATCAAACGCTCCTGTGACAATGTCCATGCAGGCATTATCGAGATACCCACTGTATACCTGTGACAATGGAGTTAATACCTTTCTGCCACCGTAATCCAAATAAAAGCCTAGAGATCTTGTAATATTTTCCAAGTCCTCAAGGCTTTGCTTTTTGATAGCTGATGTCACCTGTATCAGATGTTCATTTTCTTCAAAAGGGATGTATTCCGCATTGATCTGTTCATAGAGGTCCTTGTTTCTGACATATTCCCAGTCGATCACTTTGTCGTACAGTTCAAACATTTCCAGGTAAGAAGCATTCAGAGTGTCTTTCAATGCATTTTCAATGTCCTCCGAAGAATACCCCGGTATTTTTAACCGGTTAATCTGCCAGTCTGCCGTGCTGGTGATCTTTTCCTTATATTCATTTCTCATATCACTCCATCACCTGATTTTGCTCGGGAAGATTCTGACGAGCCTGCTCAACCAAAAGCAAAAATACACTCTGAAACTTCTCCGTTCTTCCAGGTCACTGGGAAAATATTGGGTGCATCCACATATTCAATTCCAATCTTCCCTGATAGTACGGAGCCGTCCTCGTTCACTTCCGTATCATACAAATACGGAATGTATGCAACTGTTCCGGTGTATGCCTTATACGAGTATTTCTTCGCATTCGCATAGTTCAAATCGCAGAGTGTAGATTTCTTCATATTTTGTGATATAATATTTTGAAGATGCCAGGGTCAAAAGCCCCCAACAATGATGCCATATCTTTGCGGAGGAATATTATTTTCATTGATTCTTCAAGCAAGAAAAACACGAACAAAAACTAGAGATAAATTAAAGGGTGGATCTGATGGATTAAAAGACACCGATGTAATGATGGGGTTAGTCGAAGTGGTTACTGGTGATTGTTTTGATTCTGCACAAGGTACAACTTTTGGAAAATGCACTACGCAATTCAAAACTTGCCAGGATTACGGGACAACCTATATTCCGTTTACCGGCCCTTCGGTTATCAGTTCCTTTAATTCGATAATAATGTAGCAACTCTAGAAAGACTAGAAATCCTTTCACATTACTTAAAGAATCCAACAAATAACGGTAAGTATTCCGTGAAAGATATTAGAGATATGGAAGGAAAAATAATAGACACACGTATGAATGATCTTCGCATTTATGAAGGGCGTTGTCCTACATTAAGAGCACAACGAGACGGTGTATTGTATGTTAAAAACCACACCATATACCAGCTGACTGGGTACGAAGCTTTACTTCTTCAAGGCTTTCCTAAAGAATATGCCGACAGAGTTAAGGGCGAGGTTTCTGATAGACATCTTCTGATGCAGGCAGGAAACGCAATGACAGTAAATGTATTCAAACTACTTGGACAATCCATTATTGGATTCCTGGAGGTGAATAATGAAACGTAATTATGATGAATGTGTTACTAAATATTCAGATTCTTTTGTAAGAGTTGTGCTTGACCCCGGATACGTTTCTCGAATCCAAAACTTTGTTACTGAATTGGTTGAGGCTAAGGCCAAGGAAGATCATCACAAGATAGACTCTAACAAGGAAGTCAAAAGATTTACAACTGGCTTTTTAGGAGAGGCTGCACTTGAGAAACTATTCGGAATACCCATTATTAATTGGACTATAGGTTATTCTGGTCTTTATCATATTCCAGATATTCCCGGCTATCGAGTTGGAATAAAAACAGTCGAACGAGACAAGTTTCCGATTATCTTTAAGGACAATTCATATCCACAAATAATTTGTATTAAAAGCACAAAATATAACAATTTAATATTTGTATGTGGCTTGGCTACAAGTAATGTCTTAAACAACTATCAAGATGACGATTTGATTCTTGACCCTAATTTACGAGCAAGAGGAACGAAAACCGGTTTTTATGGATTTGAGCAATTAGTTCCTATTAAGTCATTAAATGACTTATCTACATATAAAAAATGAAAGCGAGGTACTTTGAATATTCTCGTGCGGCTTGTTGATTCGAAATTCAACCTGTGATAAAGTTTCATCGTTTATGATTTCGGGACGCTCGAGTGCACCTAAATATCCAGAATTACCATATACAACATGGTCGTCTTTACGAATCAATTTTGAGGTTTCAGAATTTTGTTCTTTGTAGACTTTGGTGCAGCAATCAGGCTCGCATCCACAATCGTTCCACTATTGTTGTTCATTAAAATCTATGTGCATAAAAGTACGCATAGCATAACTGTCATAAATGGAATCCTCGATTCCTTCATCAGACAGATTGAACCAAATCTGCATAAGATACATGCGAAGCATGACGGAGTTTTTCTCTAACATCGAGCTGGGCGTCGATACATTCAAAACAATCAACGGCAACGAGTTCACTGTCACCAGCGTGGATGATAAGCATATCAACATCTCCATCCCCGGAAACGCTACAGTAAATAAGCTCACCCTTAGTCTCGACGAGGTCAGGAAGATGCTGGAGTCTGGGCAGAAGTTCGATAAGATAAAGGACGTTACCACATTCTTCGGAAAGTCATACGACCGTCAGAAGGTCATTGAGCAGAATAAGAAGAACGCTGTCCGTCATGCTTATTTCAGAGAATACCTTGCATTGCAGCGGCTGGCATATATGTTCCGCTTCGATGCAAGAAATGGTGATTTGAAGGAGGCATAGCGTATGCCATTTACAATTGTCCGTCAGGACATAACAAAAATGAAAGTTGACGCAATCGTTAATGCAGCAAACACAGAACTATTGATGGGAGGCGGAGTCTGCGGAGCAATCTTTAATGCCACAGGTGCAAAGGAACTTCAAGAGGCTTGCGACAAGAAATCACCTATCAAAACGGGAGATGCAGTCATCACTCCCGGTTTTAAGCTGCCTGCGAAATTTGTGATTCACGCTGCCGGTCCTGTTTATAACCACAATAATAAGGGGAAGTCCGCTGCACTTTTGTCATCTGCCTATATAAATTCATTACGGCTGGCAGTTGAAAACAAATGTGAAAGCATAGCCTTTCCGCTTATCTCAAGCGGAATTTATGGATACCCGAAAGATGAGGCTTTGCAGGTCGCAACAACAGCTATCACGAAATTTATCGGAGAAAACGACATCGATGTGTATTTAGCCGTGTTCGATAAAACGGCATTTCAGGTCTCTGAGGAATTGATGGGCGAAGTAGCCAGCTACATAGACGAGCATTATATAGATGCACACGACTTCAGACGCAGAAAGCTGCTTGATGTAGAAAAAGAATCTATTTTAGAAGCGAATGCACCAGTCTTTGGTGCTATGTCTGATGCAATGGAATCGATGGAGTCCCTTGAGGAATTAGTTGATAATCTTGATGAGCCTTTTTCTGATACACTGTTAAAACTCATTGATGCAAAGGGAAAGACAGATGTTGAGGTCTATAAGAAAGCGAATATCGACCGCAAGCTATTCTCAAAGATACGCTCTATCAAAGGGTACACGCCCAAGAAGCCGACAATAATAGCACTCGCCATTGCCCTGGAGCTTTCCCTTGATGAAACAGACGATTTGCTTGAACGTGCGGGCTACGCTCTCTCTCATGCAAGCAAGTTTGATGTCATTGTGGAATATTTCATAGTCAGCGGAAAATATAACATCTTCGATATCAACGAGGTGTTATTCAAATATGACCAGCCCCTTTTAGGCGGCTGATTTGTCGCTTTCAAAGCGACCATAAGACCTCCTGCTTTCGATATACTTATATTATCAAAGAGAAACAGGAGGTACTTCACCATGAAAAAGAATTTTACAGAACTCATATTCATCCTTGATAAGAGTGGCTCCATGTCCGGCTTAGAAAATGACACCATCGGCGGTTTCAATTCCATGCTTGAGAATCAGAAAGCTGTAGATGGTGAATGCCGCATCACTACGGTACTGTTCGACAACTCCCATACGCTGCTACACGACCGCATTGATATTCATGCCGTCAGTCCGATGACAAATACAGAATACTTTGTAGGTGGCTCCACAGCACTTCTGGATGCAATCGGTCTCACGATCAACAATCTGGTCAGTGTACAGAGGAATACAGCCGAGGACTACCGTGCGGATAAAGTGATGTTTGTCATCATCACAGATGGCGAGGAAAATTCCAGTCGGGAATACTCTGCCGATAAGGTTCACAGCATGATTGAACATGAAAAGGAAAAATACGGCTGGGAGTTTATTTTTCTCGGAGCAAATATTGATGCAGTGCAGACCGCACAGCGTTTCGGCATAGATGCGGATCGTGCCGTGGATTATATTCCCGATGCAAAGGGAACACAGCTGAACTTTGAAGCTATGGCAGAAACGGTAGCTTGTTACCGCATGACCGGAGCGGTTCCCGCTGAACCGATGGAAGAAATCAGAAAAGACATGAAGAAACGAGGTGGTCGCAAATGATGGGAGCAATAGTCGGTGACATCGTAGGCTCTGTCTATGAGTGGCACAATACAAAAACAAAGGATTTCCCCTTATTCCGTGATGACTGTTTCTTTACGGATGATACCGTGATGACCTGTGCGGTTGCGGAGGCGGTTATGAACGGTGGCGAACGGGACGACTTTATTGACGCCATGAAGAAGTACGGTAGAATGTACCCGGATGCCGGATACGGTGGCAGATTCGGCTCATGGATTTTTTCTGATAATCGAGAGCCGTATAACAGCTACGGCAACGGCTCGGCGATGCGTGTTTCTCCGTGTGCATGGATAATGGATTGCGGATTCTGTGCGAGAACCGGAATGTGGCCTTCTAACGGTAGAGCCAGAGTGCAGCTATCTGCCGAAGTCACACATAACCACCCGGAAGGCGTAAAAGGTGCAATGGCGACAGCAGATGCAATTCGGAATGCGATCTCTCTCGGCGGTGACAGCGACACGCTGGCGGCAATCACGGGCAGCATCGCAGAGGCGGCTTATGGTATCCCTGACTGGATTAAGGACAAGGCATATTCCTATTTGGATGAGCCATTGAAGGATGTCCTGCGGAGATGGAAGAAGTTCATTTCCAAAGACTGATTGTAATCTTTTTATTTTCCATCAACATTTTTATTTTGACTTCGGAGCGGGTTCAAACGGGTGCAGCCGCTACTCCCTCTAAACCAAAACATAAAAAAGAAGGCTTTCGGCAGAACATCAAAATCTACTGAAAGCCTTTATTTTAGCCACTTTTCTACACTCCCGTGCGGCAGGCATTGTATCAAGATGCGATTTTACATATCTATCTAAAAGCCGCATGGAACCTTGTCATACGAAAGGCGAAGGGGGAACGGAAATGCTCCTATCTGCCTCGCCAAAAAGAGAAATTGTGAAACGGGGACGAAGCAATGAACCGTCCAAGCGGCTTGAAAGCAAATCGACCGTTGCTTTTTCTTCCTGCCGCGAAAACAGCCGAGAGTGACCACCAAATGCAGGATATGTACAGGCTGAACAAAACTGCATGAATTGACTTCACTCAAATATGACACAGCCCTGATCATGGAGAAAAATCTGCAAATATATCCTCTGTTTCGGATACTGCCGGACAAATATGCAACACCGTCTCCCGATTATTGATCGCAGATGAATTTGACAACCCCGAAAAAACTTCGTGCAAAGTCGTCCGTGTGGGCTTACTTTTATTCGGATATTCGTACATAATGTATTGTGTTGAGTATTATCCATGCGGAGGTGCGGTATGAACGGGATCAAGGGCTATATCTCCATTCGGGAGGCGTCCTACCGTTGGGGCGTATCGGAGCGGCGGGTCAATCAGTATTGCACCGAGGGGCGGATCCCCGGTGCGTCCCGATTGCCCTCGCCTTCGCCACCTTTGAAAATGTGTGCTATCTCATCCAGAACGGTGCTGACCGCTTCTCCTTCATCTTCTTCCGGGGCTTCGGCACGGGAGCCATGCACGTCCTCTGCGGCCTGATCGTAGGCGGCGGGAA